TGGTATTAATGTTCCGACTGATACTGCAAAAAATACTGCTTCCGTTTTCCCCGATTGTGAGATGTTAATGAACTTTATTTCAAGCCAACCCGAAGATAGAATTGAGGCACGCAACATAGTGCCGTTTTTAGACCTCCCACGCTATAAAACTACTATTTCTTCAACAATAGACCATACTGGTTCGCCAACAACTCAATTAACAGCAAATAATATTACTCTCAATCAACTTCCCGATTATTTTATTATTTGCGTAAGAAAGCGTATTCAAGATTTTACTCATAATGAGGCTACTCACTTCCTCGCTATTGATGATATTACTATTAATCTTAATAATGTATCGGGGCTATTGAGTTCATGTTCCGTAGATGACCTCTATAGAATGAGCCGAAAAAATGGCTCACAGCAATCATACGAAAACTTTATAGGTGTCGCCCAAACAACTTTAACTAACGCTACTGCTAATGGTGGAAAGAAAAATATTGCTACAATTGGCTCGGTTTTAGTGCTTTCTCCCGCTATGGATTTATCGCTCCCATCATATTTATCAAATGGCTCATTAGGCTCATACAATCTTTCCTTCTCGGTTGGTGTTAAAAATCATACGGGGGCGGATATTACTGGGTGTGAGATTGTTGTAATTTGTGCTAATAGTGGATTATTAAGCACAATTAGCGGTCAGTCCAGCGTATATACTGGTATTCTTACAAAGCAAATGGTTATAGATGCTCGTGCAATGGCTTCATTAGACCCTATTCAGTCTTCTCAATATGTTCGTTTAGTCGGTGGAAATATGAATGAGAAAATGGCTTCAAGTATTAAAGAAATGCCTATGACGAAAGAATATGATAAACAAATGTTAATGAAAATGAAAGGTTTTGGTGTTTCTTCGGGCGGTGGTGTTTCTTCGGGTGGGCGTTTCGGCAATATGACTACAAGACGCTAAATAATGGGGCATAAATATATATTATAAATATCATATTTTCAATAAATATTTTATAACAATATTAGATGCAAAGGGCGACCTTTTATTTTAGATTATTTTTAGATTATTTTATATTATTACATTAAATAATATAAAATAATATAAATGAGTATTATAATCTAATTATATTTAGATTATTTTACATTATAATTAGTAATAATTTTAAAATTATTACTTGAAAAAGTCTATTTATAATCTATTTTCTTTATATTATTTATTTTTATTAGATTTATTTATATTATTTATTGTAATAATCTATTTATAATCTAAATATAATCTAAAAGGTCGCATCATGTACTTAAATATTGTTCTTAATATTTATTGAAAATTAATTATTGAGAAAAATATTAAAGTCTAATAAATCTCTCTAATATTATAATTTAATTTAGAAATATTTTATAATATATTTATATATATATTATAAAATGGATAATGAGGATATATTTGCTTTTCTTTCTATTGATGGAGAACAGAGTTTAGTTGGGTCAAGTGCAGACGAGAATATTTTATATAGTGCTGATTATGATTTGTTTGAAAAGAAGAAGTTTAAAAAAACAACTGATATTTATTTTCATATTTTTAATTTGTTTAGAGAGAAGTTTAAGGAGGCATTAGAAAACCCTAATATATGGATTACTGATTTTAAATGTGGGACATTTAGAGGACAACCTTTAAGATGGAATAAGCAAGAAATTAAAAGAGGCTATAAAAATGTAGATGATTTTAAAATATTATTTACTGATTGCTTACAACAACAAAGCAGAACAAAATTAGATATTATTGCAATTGATAAAGACCATAATATAACAGAATATAGTGATATATACATGATAAGAGTAGGAAAATTAGTTTTATCACAAGAAGAAAATGTTGAAGAAATAAAAAAATCTATATTAGGCAATTTTTATGATTATGCAAGTAAGAAGAAATATTTTAAAGCATTAAAAAGATTATATAGTTGGGCGAAATTAAGTAATATGAAAAAAATAGAAAAGGATTTAATAAGCATATTTAATTCATCATTAGGAGTTGATTATAAGACTATGAGCGATTTAGGTACATTAGTAGGATTATTAGAGCAAAAGTTTAAACCAATAGATAAATCTATAATTATAAAACATTTAGATAAGATGAAAATTAATACTAATAAGAAAAATCTAAAATCATCTTTAAACTCTATTATTGATAAGATGAATGATGATATTAATGAGAAATTAATTCCTTTAATAAAAAGTAATAAAAAATTATATATTTATTTTGGTTCTTATTTTTAATTATTTTCTTTTGTTATAGTATAATGTTTAAAAATAGTTTGATTATTCCGCCGAGTATTGATGAAGTTGTAAAAAGAATTGAAACGCCTTTAACTGATGCAGATTTGGAGCGATACTTTGGAAGTGGAAGGAATAGTGAAGTTATGAAATATAATGAGTTGGCTAATTATAGAACTATTGATGATTTACTGCCTTTATCTATTGATTTTAGAATTATTTTAGTAGAACAAGAAATAAATGTGGGTCATTGGATATGTGTTTTAAAATATAGAGATGTTATTGAGAGTTTTAATAGTTATGGAAAGGATATTGATAGACAAAAAGACATGTTTGGTGCAATTAAGAATAAACTATTAGGACAACAGACGGACTATTTAACAAAATTGGTTAAAAAAAGTGATTATAAATATGTAATTAATAGAACCCCTTTTCAATCATCTAAAAAAGGAGTTAATACATGTGGGAGATGGTGCATATTACGCATTATTGCTATGAAAGATTTATTTATGGATTTAGAAGCATTTAAAAAAATGGTTATTAAAGGTTGCGATGATTTAAAAGTAGAACCCGACGCATTAGTTAGTATATGGATTAATTAATTTTAATTTAAATATTTTTTTTCTATTTCATATATATAAAATGGATATTACTAATCATAATGTAGATAATGAAACAATTTTAACAAATGAAAATAAAGGTTTAGAGAGAAAGGACTATGTAAAAAAATATAATACTGCTTATTATAAAGCAAATGCAAAAGTTATTTTAGAACAAAAGAAAGAAGCCCGAAAGCAAAAATTACAAGAAGAAAGGTTAGAAGAAATTAGGTTATGGAGAGAAAAACTATTAAATAGTGATAATCCTTTTACATTAGTTTTTGAAAAATCTTAATTTAAATAAATAATAATATATATAAATATGGTTAATATTAAATTAATTGATGTTGTACCATCAACAAGAGCAAACAAAAAACTAATGGCGATTTTTGAGGTTAATTATAATACATTAATTAAAGTGCATTTTGGAAGCAAGTTTAGCAAAACATTCATAGACCATAATGATTTAACAAAAAAAGCAAATTATATTAAAAGACATAAAGCATTAGGAACAGAGGATTACACTGATGTTTTTACACCCGCATCATTAAGCATGTTTTTACTTTGGAATAAACCGACATTTGAAGAAAGTTTAGAAGATTTTAAAAAGAGATTTAATGTTTAAATGAATTGTTTATTTTTTATATATATTTATATATAAAATGAACTATGAAAATATTGGAAAAGTAATTGCAAAAGTTATTAATAAAAATGATAAGAAAAAAGATAGGATTATTAGCATAAATGATAAGACAGATGAAATTGATAATCCCATGACTAAAATTGTTTTAACAAAATCATTTGAAATTATACAGCAAATACCAAATAAACAACAAGAAAGGCAGATTTTATATATTACGGGTGCATCGGGGAGCGGAAAAAGTTATTATACGCAATTATATTGTAATGAATATAAAAAATTATATCCTAAAAATGAGATATTTTTATTTAGTTCTATAAATGAGGACAGCAGTATAGACAAAATTAAAGGATTACAAAGATTTATATTAGATGATAGTTTTATTAGAGAGAATATTGGAGCAGAAGATTTTAAAGATAGTATGGTTATTTTTGATGATACTGATGTTATTAGTAATAAGATGTTAAAATTAAAAATTAATAGTATTTTAAATGCTTTATTAGAAACTGGACGGCATTATAATACAAGTGTAATTTATACAAGTCATATTGCAACAGCGGGGATTGATACAAAGCGGATTTTAAATGAAGCACATAGTATTACTATTTTTCCATCATCATTAGGAGGGCGGAGTTTAAAATATTTATTAGATAATTATCTTGGTTTTGATAAAGAACAAATAAAAAAGGTTAAAAAATTAGATAGTCGCTGGACTACTATATGCAAAACTTATCCTATGGTTGTTTTAAGTGAAAAAGAAGCGTACTTATTAAAAAATGATGATTAAATCTCTCTAATCTTATATTTTAAATTGTTATTTTTATTATATTTTTATAAAGTATAATATAAATGGTTAGAGTATTAGAGTTATTTAAAGGGACGGGTTCAATAACTAACTATTTAAAAGAAACAAACCCCGAATATGAAGTAATAAGTTTAGATATATTGAAAAAATATAATCCTACTATTACATGTGATATATTAACTTGGGACTATAAAAAATATGATAAAAATCATTTTGATATTATATGGGCGTCGCCCGAATGCAAAATATTTAGTGAATTGCAACATTTTTATATTGGAAGAAAATGGAAGAACATGGAAGATTTAAATAATGCAAGAAAAGAGAATTGGTGTTTTCCATTAAAAGTATTAGAAATTATTGAATATTTTAAACCAAAAGTTTATTTTATAGAAAATCCTTATAATAGTGCTATGAAAAATATAGAAGAAATGAAACTTATAAAAAGTTTTAGATTTGATTATTGTGCTTTTGGTTATAAATATAAAAAACCAACGAGAATATGGACTAATTTAGATTTAAAAAATAAACTATGCTCTTGTGAAAGTCATGATTTTAGATTAGGGATTGCTATGAAAAAAGAGTTTAATAAACATACTATATATAGAGATAAAACTACTTTAAATGAAAGATATTCAATTCCGCAAGATTTATTATGTTATTTATTTAATGAAGCAAAATTACAATTAAATCTCTCTAATTTATAAGTTTGATTTGTAAAAAAATAATATAAAATACTATTATATATAAATGAGTGTATGTGAAGAGTGTGATTATAACTTTTATCAAATAAAGCCTATTAATGATGCATTAACAACGGGGATATATGTCGGCAAGACTAAACGCCCTATTGTTAAAAGGTTTAGAGAACATGTTAATTATGTTAATAAAGGATTAAATCGTAAAGTTTATAATTACATTAGAGAGAATGGTGGAACAAATGCCTTTAAAATATTATTAATAGAAAATAAAGCAAATCTTAAACCAAGTCAAGCGAACCAAATAGAAGAGCAACATAGACAAGCCTTAAATGCTGACTTAAATACTATAAAATGTTATTTATCAAAAGAAGATAGAGTTGATTGGAAGCAAATGCGAATTACTTGCGAATGTGGAAGCCTTTATAGACAAGACAATAGAGTACATCATTTAGCAACAAAAAAGCATAATGATTTTATTAATCCGCCAAATCTCTCTAATGTTTAGAAATCAATCTTTAAAATATTATAATTATATATAAAATGGATATTTACTATATAATTAAAAAGGTTATAGATATAAGCAATAATGAAGTTGAAGTTAGAAGCATTTTGTAAATTGTTAATTTATATATATATATTAAAAGGACTTAAAGACAACCCTCTATATATATATGCAGAGATGAGTGCCGTTATGATTTCCAAATTAGAAAATATGATTATGGAGACCATGTTAGATGAGTATCTCATTAAAAACCGCCTTTTTAATCCGTATGGCTCTTATTATAGAGAGTTTGTTTTAAGCCATTTAACGCCGTACGAAGAACAGACGGAAGATAATAAAGGGTTTAGTATGTTTGGGAGTGGTGAAGGTGGTGATTTCATTTTTGACCCATTAGAGGAAGAACTAATGAAAAGAGCAGAACTTATTTTTAAGGAAGATAAACAGACTTTTCAATTGTTATATGATGAAGGGCGGGAATATTTATATAATGGAGGAGAAGAAAGAAATGAAAAAAAATATGCTTTATTTTTACTTGATGAAATGGCAACACAGATTATTACAAATAATAGACTTTTTCAATATAAGTTTAATAATATACTATTAAAATTAGAGGAAGACTATAAAAAGGAAGTTTTAGAGAAAATTGCATTTAATAAAATTAAAAGAAATGAACTATTCATTTTAGGGATTTCTATGAAGGTGTCTATGAGGGATTGTGGAGAATTAATTGAAGCCTATTAATTCTAATAGATTATTTATAATATAAAAAAATATATTATAAATATAATAATATGGATAATGCAAAATTAGAGAAAAAGGCAAAAGCGGGTTGGAGGGCATTTTTCTTATTACGAGAAAATTACTTTAATTTAGTGGGTGAATATAATATGTTGCGAAATCATCATAGAATAATTACTGAAAGAATTAAAAGAGGTGAAAACATGGATTTAGAATATTTGAAAAAGCAGTTTATAGAGATGTACGACACTATTAAGAATTATCAAGATTGTCCTATTTGTTATGAACTATTAACAAAGGAAAATATAGAGGTTTTGAATTGCGGTCATTTATGTTGTAAGTTATGCAAGGATAAATTAAAAACTCATAATAACTCTAAATGCTCTATATGCAGAAAAAGCGTTTTTTAATAATCTAAATAATCTATTCTTATTAGCATAAATGGTTTGATTAAATAAAATGTTAGTATAAAATCTCTCTACATAATACAAGGTGAAATATTTTTAAAATATAATATTTAGTAATATTATAATTTAAAAAAATATAATATAGTTATATATAAAAACGATGAACCCCTTTATAATAGAAACTCATGAAGAAATAGATGAAAAGAAATTAAACTATTTAAAACATGAATATACTTTTGAGATGTTTAGGGAACATAGTGAATTAATAAAAAAGATTAAAATTAAGGATATGAAAGACAATTTTGCAAAAGTAATGAAATATGTTAATATTAAATTACAGCAAATTAAGAGTAAGAAAGAACCAACTGCAACCTATAAATACGCAATAGGCAGAAAAGACGGGCGAATGTATGGAGGCAATAGTATTCAAGTAATTAATGGTTTTGTTAGGAACTTTTTATTAGATGATAATAGATTTAAAGATTTAGATATAAAAAATGCTTTTCCAACATTTTTATTAAATATATGTAATTTACATAATATATTATGTCCGCATTTAGGCGACTATATTAAGAATAGAAATAAGATTTTAAAGGATTTAATGGAAACGGATAAATTAAACATGAGAGAAGCAAAAGATAGAATACTAATGATTATGTTTTTGCATAAAATAATAAAATCACCAAAAAATAAATGGGTTAAGGGATTTATAAATGAAATGTATGAAATTAGAGATAAAATAGCAAAAATAGAGGAATATGACTTTATAAGTAGATATATTAGCGAGGAAGATGCAAATGAAAATTATGAAGGTTGTTTTTTAAGTAATGTATTGCAAATAGAAGAAAATAAAATATTACAAGAAATTATTATTTATTGTAGAGAGAAAGGGTTATATGTTTTTGCTTTAATGTTTGATGGTTTAATATTAGGAATGAAAGATATGCCCGATGATATTAGAGAAGCATTAAGTAAGCTCATCGCAGAAAAAACTATTCATAAAAATATAGAGTTTGTTTTTAAACCATTTGATACATCTATAACTATGAATAGTGATTATGTAATAAAAAATGAGAAGACTTATCAAGAGATTAAAGAGGAGTTTGAAAAAAATAATTGCAAAGTTGATTGTAGGTTTTATTGTGGAACAACTCAATATAGTCAAGCTGATTTTTTAGTAAAATATAATAATTTTTATTATGAACGCTCTTTTCTTGGGGATTGGTTAAGCGACCCTAACATGAGAAGTTATGATGATGTAGGGATTTATATAGATGAGAAAAAATGCCCTAAAAATATATATAATTTATGGAGTAAATGGAATATCTTACAAATGAAGGAGGAAAATGCAAAGAAAGAAGAAAAAGATAGATATGTAAATGATAATGTACTAAATGAGAAGGGTTTAACATATTTTAAAAATCATGTAAAAGTATTAGTTAATAATGATGAGAAATTGTATAATTTTGTGATTGGTTGGTTGGCTCAAATGTTTAAATATACGGAAATTAAAACAATTGAATTAATCTTTGTTAGTATGGAAGGAGCAGGAAAGGGTTTATTCTTGCAATTTCTTAAAACCATTATGGGAAATAAAAAAATATTAGAAACAACTAATCCTCAACGAGAGATTTTTGGTAATTTTAACCCTTTAATGAAAGAGAGTATTTTAGTTGTTTTTAATGAAGCAAATAAAAGTAATTTTTATAATGCAAATGATATGAAGAAGGCTCTCATTACAGATAAAACCCTAATTATTAATGAGAAAAATAAGAATAGTATAGAAGTACAATCTAATCATAGATTTATAACATTTACTAATAATGCTGACCCCTCAACCAAGAATAAACGGAGAGATTTGTTTATTAGATGTAGTGATGAGAAAGTTGGAAATAAGGAGTATTTTGAAGAAGGCTTTAAATATGCCGAAGATTATGGAGTTTGTTTATATATATATGAGTACTTAATGGGTTTAGATGTTAATAGAACAATTACGCAATTTGATATTCCTAATAGTGAATATGATGAAGAAATTAAAGAAGAGCAAAAGAATATAGTTATATTATTTTTAGAGGATTTATGTAATGAGTTTATTGATACAAATAATACTAATATTGAAGAAATAGATAATAATGAGATTTATAAGGATTTTTTAAAGTTTAAATATAGTATTCATAGTAATTATGAATTAAGTCCTATTGCATTTCACATGAAAATAAGTTTTTACAAGTTTAAGAGCATAACAAAAGAAAGAGAAGGAAGCAAAAGATTTTATAGAATTAATATTAAAGAATTGAGAGATGAATTGAAAAATAAAGTTTAATGACACCCTTTTCTTAAAATGACACCCTTTATGACACCCTTTATGACACCCTTTTTAGACCATAATTTTTTTTTATTATTTTTGTCGCTTTTTTAGAAACCATTTACGACTTACTTTTATTATTATTCTCTCTTTTTTTTTAATACTAACACCCTTGACACCTTTTTTAAAGAAAATAGAATAGAAAAGAATAATTTTTTTAACAAGATTTTGCAAAAAAAAAATTGGTTTTGTAAAGTAATTGAAAAGGACTAAAAGGGTGTCAGGGTGTTAAAGGGTGTTAGTAAGTCATGGTTTTTCATAATCCCAAAAAATAACAATATTTATTATCATTTATCATTATGCAAATATATAATAATAAATAAAACTATATAAAAGAATAATCTAAATATAAATAATTAGATTATATGGCGTTAGTCAATAAACCTGATATTTGGAAAGTCAAAAAAATACATTCAAATCTATTAGCGGAGCAAGATGAAACCCTATTAAAGAAAAGTTCATTAAACGAAGAAACCGATTTTGGTCTATTGGTTGCATTAACAACTAAATTAAAGGTCATAGCTCATTCATTAGAAATATTTACATATTTTAAAAATAATAATTTAATGATTAAAACTGATGAAGATAGAGAGAAACTATTCATGATTACAAAGCAATTAGTAAAACGCATAAATATTCATTTATATCAAATAAGGAAAATAAACCCCAGCGATTATGAGCCTAATAGTGCATATTATTCAACATATATAAAAATCATTTATAATTATATCATTTTTGGAAAGATAAATGCCCTTTAAATTAAAAATTATAATATATATTCTTTTAACTTAAAGAAAATATATTAAAAAAGGGGGTTTGAGGGATATATCCTCCTTATAAATATTTACTGCCTCCGCTTCCATAGTACCTCGCCATTTCTCGGCTTGATGGGTGGCTTAATTGGGGGGGCATTCCGCCAGAATAAGCATTATAAACGCCCATTCTTGCATTATCATCAACGCCCATTCTTGAATTATCATAAATACCCATTCTTGAATTATCATAAGGCATTCCACCAGTATAAGCATTATAAATATTATTATCATATTTCGCCATTCTTGTATCATCATATTTCGCCATTTCTGCACCTCCTTTCATACTAACTCCCGCATTATAATTAGGCGAAAATTGTCCGTCTTTATATTTTATATTTCCCTTTTGCATTTCTTCCCAAAAACCGCCTCCTTTTTTTTTAAAACCTTGACTTGTAATTTTATAACCAAATAAACTGCCTCCCTTTTTTGTTCCATAAGGATTATTTAATAACGCCTCTTTTTCTTCGGTTATTGTATTAGTATCATGTAAAGTCTGTTGTCTAAACTCATTAAAATTATCTAATATATCTTTCATATCTTCTTCTATGCTAATCATAGTTCTTGTTAATTTCTCCCAAGTTCTCGCAAATGGCTCATTAATTTTCTTTACTAAATCATTCATTAATTTAAGACCTTTAAAAAGTTCTTTTTCTTCCTCAAATATTTCTCTTACGCCTTCTTCTCTTATCGCAAGATTACTATCAACTATATCTTCATCGGGCAGTTCTTCCTCTTCCTCTTCTTCTTCTTCGGGTTCAAAAGCAACATTACCTTCTTCATCATAACTAACTCCTTCGGGTTCAAAAGGTACATAATCCTCCGTTCTATTTCTATAATCCGCATATTCTTCATCAAACGCCTCTTTTCTTAATCTATCTCTTTCTAATTTTCTTCGTTCAACAAGTTTTCTCTTTTTAATTCTTTCTAATTCTAAACCTAATTTTCTCGCATCTTTAACTTTGTTTAATTTATTATAAAATAAAGTATATTCGGGGTCTTTATAAGATGTATCATTTGGGTCATAAATAAAATCAATTTCTCCTAATTCTTGTAATGCTAAATTAATTAAATCAACCCTATTTCGGTCATTTATTTCCTCATCATTATAAGGGTTTTCGTCCATGATGTAATCGGGTCTCCTTGCTATTTCTTTCATTTTATCAGTTAGATTTTTATCAGTAATTTTTCGCCTATATAATGGTTTTGCTCCTACTTCATTAAAACCTTCGGGGTCAATTCTAACCTCTGCATAACCTTTTGTTTTAATTAATCCGTCTTCTCTCAAAAATCTAATTAAATCATTTCCAACTTGTATTAATTCAATAAAAGATGCAATCATAGTATCATAAGCGGTTCTAAAATCTAAAAAGTTTGTTAATGAGACATAAGGAATACTCTCTTTTAATACTTTTAATTTTCTATCATATTTTTCTATGTCTTTTTCTATTAAAGCAACACCTCTAACATTTCCTTTAATGTTTGATTTTAAAGTTGAATAATTATCGGCTTTATGTGTTTCATAAGTTAATAAATCTCTATCTATTTTTAACATGTCCGTATATGCATCAACGCTATTTGTTAAAGTGTATAAATCTTCTGTTAAAACTTCAATAAACTTGTCTGCTTTTCCGTCAGTTATATCTTTTGGCGGATATTCGCTCATTCTATAAGATGATGCATTTTCCGTATGTGATATTCTTCGCTGTATATTATCAAATATAGTACCATCAACTTCATTTGTGGCGTATGAATATAATGTCGGCATTTTTATATATATATTAAAATATTATAAAAATATATATAATTTAAAACATTCTTTTTAATATAATCCATGCTGTTTTACATATTTACTTGCTTCAATTAATCCTAATCCTTTTTCCTTCATAACTTTTTTAACAATTAAAGCCCTTTTATTTTTTCCTCGTTTAACTCCGCTTCCGCTCATATCGCTCATCTCTGTTCCTTTTTGGTTTTTTGTTGCTGATGGTTTTTCTTTTAATAGTTTTTTAAACATTTTTTCCTCTTCTTCATCTTCTCTAAAAAAATCATCGTCATCTTCAAACTCCGCTAATGTGATTTGTGTTGTGCTTGGTTTTCCTTTAACTTTTTCTTTAATTTTTTCTTTTAGTTTATTAAGAGACATCATTCCGCCCCGTTTTCTGCGTCTAATTGCTCCGCCCGTTTCTTCATCGGGGTCTGTAATAGGGGCTGGTTTTGGTGCTGGTGCTAATTTGGCTACTTGTTCTGCTATAATCCCTACAACCGCTTCTTGGACTTGTGGATTGTCTATAACTGCTTGGGCTACTTTTTGGACTGCTGGATTACTTGCTACTGCTGTTGCTACTGCTACGCCTTTCGCTCCATATTTCGCTCCTACTTCAACCGCAACCGCTCCATATTTTAATCCCGCAGTTCCTACTTTACTTCCTACACTTAAAGCAGTTGCTCCCGCTTTACCTAATGCAGAATATATACTGCCTCCTTTTGCTAAATCTTTTGCTTCACTTATAATTTTATTTACTGCATTTCTAACTGCTGGGTCTTCCATCGCCTCTCTTGCTAATTGTTTAACATCGGGGTCTTTCATTAAGGTTTTAACGCCTTCCTTTACATAAGTCGCTCCTACATCTTTAATATATTTTGTTCCTATTTTTGCTCCTATATCTTTTGCTTGATTTGCATATTTACCAAAATCAATACCTCTTCCTCTTAATATATTATCAGCGTCGCCTCTGCTATTAAGTTGAGCCATTTCAATCATGTTATAATATGGAACAAAATTGATATTTCCGCTTTGAATATATTGTTGGGGTTGTTTATATGGTTTTGTAAAGTTTTTATTAGTAATGCCGTCATATCTATTATCCATTTCACCTAAAACATTATTAACTGCACCTCCACTCATCGCACAACCACACATGCTTCCTCCAATTCTACGCTCTAATGCTCTGTTATTCATAACATCAGCTCTATCTGTTCTCATAATCGGGGTTGCTCCATATCTAAACATGTCGGGTTGCATATAATCATTATTACGCATATCGTATCTTGTTAGGGCTTGTTGAATATTTCGGTTTTCCATGTTAGTCGCCATATCATAATTCCTACTCGCCATTTTTATATATATAATATTATATAATTAAAATTAAATATATTTTAAACAATTTTTAAAATAGAAATAGAGAGATTAGTATTAGTCCTTTTTAACATAATTATTTTGTATGGTTTCGCTTGATGTTCCCATGTCTGTCGCATCTTGTTTTAAGTCATTAATAACATCTTTATATTTATCCGTTAAATATAATTTTCTTAACATAGATGAGCCTATTTTTTGATTAAAAATTGCATTTAATTTTCTTGTTAATGAATTATTTTGAATAAATGGTTCTCCTTCATAATCAGTTAGAAATGAATTAATCTCTCCATTTACCTTTTTATATTTAAGAAAAGTTTTAATAATATTGAATAAATCATCATTTATATTAACCTTTTGCGTCTTGTATGTACCCGCTGTTTTATAATTGTTATAAATAAATTGTTTATTAAATAAATCCAAAAAATTATCAGTTTCCCCATTTGCATCTTTATCATATTTCTTAACAATAAACATTTTCATATAATCAATATTTCGGCGGGGTGGCTGTAATGTATATAATGATAAAATAACTAAATCTAATAATTTATTATATTGCCCTTCTGTTATATTTCTTTTTCCTTTTATTTCATTTAAAATTGAGAGATTTTGAGTATGAATATTTTTAATTTCTTCTTGACTTAACCAATTCTCTTTTTCGCTTGGGGTTTTTGCTGTTGCATCTTTTAAATCACTATTTAAATCTAATAAAAGTTTATAATATTCATTATATATTTTACCATATTTTTTTTCATTTATATTTTTTAGATCATGCAATAAAGATGTAATAGAAATAATATAATTTCTTTGAGTGTTTGGTTTAAATCTCTCTATTTTACTTTTAATTTTATCAATATCTAAAATAAACTTAAAACTTTTAACTGGTTCGCCATCATTCAACCTTTTAAAATTAGATAAGTACAATTTTTTACTGCTTTCAGTAATATTTTTTTTGTCTAATATTTCGCCAATAGTAAGTTCAACAACCATTTTATATATATATAATATTTTATTTTTATATTAAAATCTAAACTAAATAAAACATATTAAATTATATTTATATTATTTTATAATTTAATCTAATGTTGTTGATTGTTCTAAAACAACAATTCCATTTTCATTTATATTCATATCAATAGGGATTAATAAATCAATAACTTTACTATTTAATACATCACTATTCTCAATTAATTTAATATATTGATTATATACTTTTTCAACATATTCTTTTGCGGGGGATTGTCTATTTGCAACATTTAGATTTAATGTTTTATAAATATCTATGCTTAAAATATAATAATCTCTTTGAGAGATTAAATCATTTTCTAACCTTTTTTGTATTCTTAAATATAATTCAATAGAACCAATTATAGAACATGTTAAAGCAATTAAAGATGTTAATAAACTTAATATTTCTTGACTTATATATTTTTGTAATCCAACTGCAATAATAGAATTAATACCATTAAAAATAATTACTGGAAGTCTATAATATTTAATACTATATGATAATTCAAAATATCTCTTTTTATGAAACTTATTTAATTCTATACAATTTTGTCTAATATTATTTAATATTTTTTCAATAGAAACATCATAGTCCATTTTATATAAATAATGCAATATTTAAAAAATTAAAAATAATTAATATTTAATATATTTTAATATTATAAAATAATATGCCGAAAAAAGCAAAAATGAAAGGTTTGGGTGTCCCCGCCAATTTATTAAAAGATTTTATAGATTTAAGTTATAAAGGAAATACATCAATCGCCCCCGAAGGATATTCTATTGATGCCCCTTTAAGTGATAGTAGAGTAAAAGTTTATACCAAAAATGGTTCTAATGATAAAGATGTTGTTGTAGTACATAGAGGAAGTGTAGGAGCTGATGACTGGATTGATAATGCAAAATATTTTGCTTTTGGGTCTGTTAAAAATACAAAAACTTTTAAATTACATAAAGAAAGACAATTAAAAGCAATTGAAAAATATGGAGCAAAAAATATAATAGGAATAGGGCATAGTAGAGCGGGATTATATTTAGAAGCATTACAAAAAGAATATCCTATTAAAGAAATAATTACATACAATAAAGCAGTTGGTTTTTATGATATGTTAAGAAATAACCCCGAAGAGCAAACCGATGTAAAAGTAAAAAATGATTTTGTTAGTTTATTAAGCGGATTACAAAAAAGACCGAATAACATGGTTGAAATTGATGCAACTGCAAATCCATTAGATTTAAATAAAGCACATCAACCTGCCGAAATAGAAAAATTAGGTACAACATTTATAGGAAAAAAAGATGAAGCAGAAGGAGGGGCATTTTTAGGAATGTTTTTAACCGATGAAGAAAAAGCAAAAAAAGAGGCATCATTAAAAAAAATAAGAAAATATTTAGGAGTATCAAGAGAAGGCGGAAATCTAAAAGAAAAAATTAAAAAAATTAGTAAAAAAGAGTTAGAAAAAATACTATTAAATAAGATTATGCAAGAACATGCTTTTTATTCAAAAAAGAAAAGAGGAAGACCAAAAAAAGGCGAAATGATTGGAGGAGATGATTTTTATTGGAGCTTAAACCCGTTTAATTGGGGGAAAGAAAGCCCCACCGAAAAAGCAAAAAGAGAAGCAGATGAGAAATATTATAGAGATAGGGCGAATTGGATTTTAGCAGAACAAGCATCAAACGCAGAACAAGCAAGAAAAAATGATGAGGCAAGAAAAGCAAGGGAGGCTTATGATGAAAATAGAATACCGAAAGCATTAAAACCTTTATATGATAAATTATTGCCCGAAGAAAAGGATAGGTTCGTTCAATTTAACTATAATGATTTGCCCGATGCTGATAAATTAAAATATAACCAATTAAAACCCGACGAAAAAGTATATGTAAGAAAAATTGGAGATATAAAAAAACCACTTGCGATGGTTGCGGTAAGGAGAGCATTTGACGCATTTGACCCCGTCCAACAAGCACAAATACAAGCCCGACAAGACGCATTTTTAGAAAGTGAAAGACGGGCGAGAGAACACCCACAAGAAACAAGCACAAGAGTTTTTAAAGATTTTAATGATTTTAAAGGACAAGCAACAACAGCATTAGCAAAAGGAGCATTAAGTACTTTATCCATGGCGGAAGTATTAGCAACCCCTATAAATCCCATTCCTTTTTCATTAACAGACACAATTAGCGGTTTATCGGGCGTAAGCACTTACCAAAAAGATTTAAGAACAAATAGAGATAGAAATATAGAAGAAACTAATGCAAGGCTTATAAGAGAAGGAAGAGAAGATGAAATTATAAAGCCAAATGTAGGATTAGATATAGGATTTAGTTTATTAGGGTTTGGAATAGAAGAAAAAATTAAAAAAATTAGTAAAAAAGAGTTAGAAAAAATACTATTAAATAAGATTATTCAAGAACAAACTTTTTATTTAAAAAATGGCGAAATGCAAGGAGGAGCAAGTAGTTTTTATTTAAACCCGTTTAATTGGGGAAAAGAAGACCCCGAAGAAAAATTAAGAAGAGAAAGATTAGAACAATCAAAAAGAGAACAAGCAGAGCAAGAAAGAAGGTCAGCAATAAGAGCAGAAGAAAACAGAAGAGCAGAACAAGAAGCAATTAATAAAAGAAGAGAAACTTATGATGTAAGTAAAATACCCGCATTATTAAAGCCTTTTTATGATAAATTATCAGCACCCGAGAAAGATAAGTTTATGCTTTTTGATTATGCAAAATTGCAAGATAATGAAATAAGAGCAAAATACACATCATTAAAACCCGAAGAAAAAGTATATATAAGAAAACTGGGCGACCCCAGCCATAATATAATTGCAATTAGACAAGCAATAGACGCATTTATACCCGATAATGTACTTGCTGAAATAAGAAGATTAAATGAAGCAGAAAAGGAATATAGGAAAACACACCCAATTCCGCTCCCCCCCGTAAGTATGGAAGATGTTGGAAAGTTTGGTTTGTTTGGAGCATACATGATTGCAAAAGGAGCTTTAAGCACTTTATCTATGGCGGAAGTATTATTAACCCCTATAAATCCTTTGCCTTTTTCAATAACAGACACAATTAGCGGTTTATCGGGTTTAACCACTTTTCAAAAAGATTTAAGAGCAAATGCGGATAGAATAGATGCAGAAACTAACGCAAGGCTTATAAGAGAAGGAAGAGCAGATGAAATTGAAAAACCTAATATGATTAAAGATATAGGATTGAGTTTATTAGGTTTTGGAACTGCACCAAAACCAAAAACAATAGAACAATTAGAGAAAAAATTAAAAGCATTAGAGAAACAGAGTGAAAAAATGAAAAAAGGAAAAGTATATAAAACAACAAATATAGATAAAGTGAATTATGAGATAAGTTATATAGAAGCAAGGCTTATAAATTATGCAACAAAAGGCGAAGATTTAATTATAACTAAAAAGAAGAAATATAAAGATGAACTGCCTAAAAAAGCGAAGCCATATAAACCTAAACCAAAGAAAGAACCTAAACCAAAGAAAGAACCTAAACCAAAAACAGAGCCTAAACCAAAAGAAGTACCTAAACCAAAAGAAGAACCTAAACCAAAAGAAGAACCTAAACCAAAAGAAGAACCTAAACCAAAAGAAGAACCTAAACCAAAAGAAGAACCTAAACCAAAAGAAGAACCAAAAGAAGAACCAAAAGAAGAACCAAAAAAGAAATCTAAATATAAATACATGAATATTATAGATGCGTTAGATACGCCCGATTTTGCAATATTAATATATCAAAATAAAGATTTAAAAAGTTGGATACAAAAGTTAGAAGACAAAAAAACAGATAAATATAAAGATGATAAATCAAAAAGCGACGATATTTTTACACCCGAAAGCAAACTATTTATAAATGAACTATTTGAATATTGGAGCAATATAGGAGGGGTTAAAGAGACCATAAAATTAATGGATAAAGGACTAAAAGAGTTAATAAAATATTTAGGTTTTAATAAGAGTTTGCCTCAACTTACTCAATGGGACAGAACATTCTACACAAAAAACTCTATATTATTATTTAAAGCATTTAATCCAAAATATCAAGACCAACCAAAAGAAGAACCAAAAGAACCAAAGGAAGAACCAAAAACCGAAATAGTAAAAGACTATAAAACTATGACTAATGAAGAATTAAATGATTTAAAAGAAGAATATGATGCGATGATAGAAAATATAGTAAGTGAAAATGGAAATCCATCTTATATATTAGAAAAAGTTGCATTAATAGTTGCAGAATTAACAAGAAGACAAAAAGGAAAGAAAAAAGAACCAAAGAAAGAAGAACCAAAGCCAAAGAAAGAACCAAAAATGAAAGAAAAACCAATTGAAGTACCCGAACCCGAACCAACAAAAAAAGAAATAGATACATTAGTAAATAAATTAGAAAAAAAAATAGAAGAGTTTGAAAAAATAGGAAGAGAAAATGGAGCAGTTGTTTATAATTCTGCTGGTTTTATTCAAGTTGTAGCATATATAGCATTATTATTAGAATATGAAGCGAAATGTGCTATTTTAGGAGATAAAGGAGATGCAAAACCAAAGATTAATTCAAAATTACGCTCACCGATGAATACAGAGTTTTATAGAAGTGCAGAAGAATTGAGTAAAGATTTATTAGATTGTATAGAGCGAGGAGATAAATTATTAGCAATTCCTTTAAAATTAGCATTTGGCTCAACACCAAGCGGACACGCTAATTTATTAATTTATAGACCTTATGAAAATACTATTGAGAGATTTGAACCTCATGGAAGCGAGTTTGGCGGAAAAGCGGGAAAAGAAGCAGACGAAGTATTTAATAAAGTTTTAAAAAGAATGTTTGAAGTAGAAATGAAACCATATTTAAAAGAATTAACACCAAAATATATATCACCCGACCAAATATGCCCTAATCCAAGAGGTTTTCAAGCATTAGAAGGCTCAATACAAGGATTAAAAGAAGAAGGAGGAGGATTTTGTGGAATGTGGAGTTTATTTGTTTTAGAATTAATTTTTATAAATCCAACAAAACCAACAAAAGAAATAATAAAAGAAGCATTTGCAATTACAAAAGAAGACCCGCAATATTTAAAAAATGTAATAAGAGGTTATGTATTAAAAACTGAAAGATTATTAAATGATTATATAAAAAAAATAGATGCTAATGATGGATTTTCATTTAACAAAGCGGATAATTTATTTAGTAAAAAAGAGCAATTTCAAGAAAATCTATTAGAATTATTATTAAGTTTTGGAGGCAAAAACTCACGAGTAAAAATATTAGAAGGAGAAATATCAGCAAGAAAAAGAATAGCAAATGAAAATAAATATTTAATAGCTTTATTAGAAACTAAATCAAAACAAGAAATAAATGAAATGATGAAAGTTGTGTTCCGTAGTAGTTTTACAAAATTAAATACTTGGTCTATTAAAGGATTGATAGATAAAATTATAAAACAAGCAAGTTATAATGTTAAGGCTTATACAAAAGAAATATTTGACTATTTTAATGCGCCTCTTCCGTATGAGCCTCTTCCATGAAATCTCTCTATTTTAAAAAATTAAATCTTAAAAATAAATGAATAGTTTAAATATATATATAAATAATAATAGTAAATTATATATATACACATGTCGCAAACAAACGCATTCAAACAAGCAAATAATCCCGATAGAGTTTATTATGATATATTGCAGACAAATATAGGAAGAAACACAGAAGTACCCGCCCGATTTATTGAAACAACTGATACACCTATTATAAACAATACGGGCGATTATAAAATGAGTGTTGTTAGATTTCAAATTGATACGCCAAATATGCCCGTTTTAATAATTCAACCAAACACAGACAATACAGTAGACCCAGCCACCCATTTTGGTTCTAATAGTGGTTATATTGCAACGGATTATTTTCTTACTTTTAACTATTATGGGGCAGACGGACAAAAAGGAGACGCTCCCGTTGTTATTCAATTTTTTATAGACTGGAAGCCCGAAAATCCTAATGTTTATAAACCTTCTTTTGATGAATATAAAGATGGAAAACATATTAATTTTGAATATTTTTATTGTTATTCATATTCTTATTTTTTTGACTTTATAGTTAATCAATCAATACAAATAAATTATGGAGGTTTTGCTGATAGTATTGATACTTATCTCCCCGCTGGGAGTGAAAAAGACCTTTTTATAAATCAATTTTCTCATTTTGCATATCCGCCTACTTTTGAATGGGACGAAGCATCACAAAAAATAAATGTTATAGTTCCGCCATTTTATTTAACTACTAATTATTATGACGCAGTCGCACCAACACCAAGCGAAAGTTTTCCTATTTTAATTGGAAAAACAACATCAGTTCCTCCGGGTACAGGTGTTCTTTTTTGCTCTCTTGTTGTTGCCCCTAATTTTTATACTTTAATTTCAACTTTTCCCGCCCGAATTATTAATCCTCAACTTGCGGGAGTATATCCCGAAGCTTATGAATTACTTTTTAGAACTAATTTTATAACTAATTGGATTAAAAACCCCGCTGGTTTTACAAGTTGGGCTTATACTGATACGGGGGGTTTTTCGCCCGATTTAACAGAGGCTACTTATGTTTATCCCGAATATTTAGTAAAAGCGGAGCAAGAATGGAGTTCAATTGATTTAATGACCCCGATTAATTCCATAGTTTTTACAAGCAATACTCTTCCATTAGTTCTAAATCAACAATCATCATCTCAATCAAAAAGTAATAAAGATGTTTATACACCAACAACACAAGGCTCTTTAACTCAACATATTTTAACAATTACGGATTTGATGAGTAATCAACAAGGTTATAGACCAAATATTTTATATGTTCCAAGCGGACAATATAGATATATTACTCTTCAAGGAAATCAACCATTAAACCAAATAGATATAAATATTTTTTATCAACTAAAAACTGGTGAATTAATCCCCTTCATGCTTACAAATGGAGGTACAGCATCAATTAAAATATTATTTGAAAAGGTTGTATTAGGTGAGGCAGAAAAATTACAATTTGCAAATATGAGTTTGAGAGATTTAGGACTATAAATAAAACAAATGTTTAGAATAATTTATATATATTTATATTTATAATATATATAAAAAATGAGTGCAGATTTTAAAACCGCTTTAATCAAAGATAGTCGTATTTCGCAAATCACAGACCAACTTACATACGCCGTAATGGCGGGTGGTTCTTCCGTGAATTATCAGTCATTCCCCGCTATTTCGCCTAATTCAACAAGTATTACTTTTAATGTTAATGTTCCAAGTGAAAATACTATTGTAAATCGTGAGGTTTTAATTAAGACAAAAATCAATTTTACATTAGAAATTACTAATGTTGATGTTGGTGATTTTGCAATTAATTTAGGAGGCGGAGGCGATGGCGTTTCTCCTTTTCCATTAAATCAGTTATTTCAAACCGCAACCGCTCAAATTAACAATACTTCCGTTTCAGTTAATTCGCAAGATGTTCTTCCGTGTATTCTTGCTATGACTTCGCAAGAAGAATTATCTAAATATAATGGTATGACCCCTCATTTATTAGATAATTATTATGCTAATTATACTAATGGTGCTGGATATATTAATAATCCCCTCAATGCTTATGCTTATAGTTCCACGGATAATTCTTATATTGGGCGTGGTTCTCATAGAATTACAATTTTGGCGGCGAATAGATTAGTTTCTCCATCTACTAATTCAAAAACATTAGTAAGTAGTGATTTAACTGATGTTTTCACTATTGGACTTCAAATAGAGGTATGTGAGCCTCTTTTCTGCTTATCACCTTTCTTATATGGTTCGCCCGAGTTCAACGCACAAGGTTTAGTTGGCGTTCAAAATATTAATTTTACATTTAATATTGATAGTACATTTTCACGCTTTTTCAATTCGGCACAAGCATGGACTTTAACCTCTATTAAAGGTGGTATTAATGTTCCGACTGATACTGCAAAAAATACTGCTTCCGTTTTCCCCGATTGTGAGATGTTAATGAACTTTATTTCAAGCCAACCCGAAGATAGAATTGA